GGAAATCCTTGCGGTGATTGATGAATATTTTACGGGCATCGGTTTCGCCCGTATCACTAAAAACCCAATATCGTTGGATGATGCAACGAAGTATCGACTCTTTGCTCGGTATGCTGCCGTTGCTTCACAAGACGGAACTATTTACAGGAGGTAAAGAAAATGGCTATTTCTACTTACAAAGTGTTCCTTATGAAAAAGGACACCGATGCGTATAAGAAGCTCGTTGACATTAAGGATTTCCCCGACCTCGGCGGTTCTCCCGAAATGCTCGAAACGACCACTCTGTCTGATAAGATGCAGACCTACATTCCGGGTATTCAGTCTTTGGATGCTTTGGAGTTCAATGCGAACTACACCAAAGAGGAGTTTACGAAGCTCAAAGCACTCGAAGGACAGGAACTCGAACTCGCAGTTTGGTTCGGTGGCGATGAAGCCAACGGCACTCTCACTCCTACGGGCAACGATGGTAAGTTCAACTTCAAGGGCTATGTGTCTGTGTTCGTAGTCGGTGGCGGTACTAACGAAGTTGTTGGTATGACTGTTGCGGTTGCACCTTCTACTCCGATTACTGTCGGCGAGTAAGAAATAAGAGGAGGATTATATTATGGCAAAGACTATTAACTTTGAGTTCGAGGGCGTTCAGTACAACCTTGAATATACTCGCAAATCCATTGAGATTATGGAGCGTAGAGGATTCAAGATTTCCGACCTCGAAGAGAAACCCGTTACAACTTTTCCTGCTTTGTTCGCAGGTGCTTTCCTTGCTCATCACAAATTTGTGAAGCCGGAAGTCATCGATAAGATTTTCCGCAGTTTGAAGAATAAGGACACCCTTGTCGGCAAACTCGCTGAGATGTATAACGAACCCATCCTCGCTATGATGGATGAGCCGGAAGAGTCTGAGGGAAACTTGGATTGGGGAACGAGTTGGTAAGTGATTCGTCTCCCTTTGGAGGGGGCGAGTCCGACAAAGGCTCTGCCCCCTTCATTTCATATACGGAGCAGTTCTATTCTCACTTACCATTCTACCTGTCAATAGGTATGACCTACGAGCAGTATTGGAATGAGGATTGCTGCTTGGTTAAGTATTATCGTGAAGCATTTAAGTTACAACGAGACAGAGACAATGAGCGAATGTGGTTACAAGGTATGTATATTTACGAAGCTCTCTGTGATGTATCTCCTGTGCTTAGAGCCTTTGCGAAAAAAGGTACAAAGCCTATCGAGTATTCTACTCAGCCTTATGCGATTACCAAAGAGGAAATCGAGCGTAGGCGTATAGAGAAAGAAAAGGCTAAGTACGAACAGATGAAGGCGAGAACAAACGCCTTTGCTATCAAATTTAACGCTTTATTGGCACAAAGGAAGGAGGTTGAAAACGATGGCAGAAACAGTTCTTGAAACCTTAGTCATTAAAGTGGACTCCGATACGAGTTCTGCTGATGCAGGTTTAACAGGGTTACAAAAAACCCTTTCAAAGTTCAAGAGTGCTGCTAACACAGGTTCGAGTGGCACTAAGAAGCTCAGTTCTTGTTTCTCTTCGTTTACCTCGAAAGTACGAGGTGCTACGGCGGCTTTTCGTACTGTTTCCAATACACTCGGTAGTTGGTTTAAGGAATCCAACGATTATGTCGAAGCATTGAACCTTTTCAATGTTGCAATGGGCGATTGTGCAGAAGCGGCTATGGACTATGCTAAGACCGTTGAAGCGGTTATGGGCATCGACCTCAAAGAGTGGTTGACCTATCAAGGTGCGTTCTTTCAAATGACAGATGGCTATGGTATTGCTTCTGCTTCTTCCGAAAAGATGAGTCAAAACCTTACGCAGTTGGCATACGACCTCTCTTCACTTTGGAATACCGATGTCGAAACGGCTTTCCAAAAATTACAGAGTGGTATGTCGGGACAGATTAAGGGTCTTAAAGCGTGGGGTATCAATGTCTCTGTTGCTCAGTTGAGACAGACCGCTCTCGCTCACGGAATCGACCTCTCTACCGCTAAGATGACCGAAGCACAGAAAGCAACGCTCCGTTACATAACGATTATGGAACAGACCACCAATGCACAGGGAGACTTGGCGAGAACTATTATTACTCCTTCAAACGCTTTGAGAATCCTAAATGCTCAATGGACACAGGCAAAGAGAGCGATGGGTCAAGTCGTTAGTGTAATTGCGGTCAAGGTTATTCCGTGGTTTCAAGCTCTCGTTCAAATTATCAAGGAAGCGGCTCAGTCCCTTGCGAACGCTCTCGGTTACGAGTTGCCGGATATTGATTATTCCGGCATAAGCGTGGATGCAGGTTCTTTTGAAGATGCTTCCGACAGTTTGGGTGAAGCGGCAGACAACGCTAAGGAATTGAAAAAATCCCTGCTCGGTATCGATGAGTTAAATGTTATGACAGATAACTCTTCCTCGGCGGCAGCAGGTATGGGTGGAGGTTATGCTTCCGACTTCGGTTTGGATTTGAGTCAGTATGATTACGATTTCCTATCCAACATCAAGATGCCCGACCTTGAACCTTTCAAACAGAAGCTCAACGATGTTTTCCGTATTGTTAGTATCATCGGCACTACGATTACGGGTTGGAAAATAGGCAAATTTATCGCCGATTTACTGACCGCTAATGTAAAAGCAACCACCTTGAAAGAGACTCTTGCCTTGATAGGTAAAAAATCTTTGATTACGGTTGGTATTACTTTGGCAATTACAGGTATTGCATTGCAGGTCGATGGCATCAGAGATGTCATTCAAAATGAATTGAATGGTGTTAATTTTGCTGAGATTATCGGTGGCGGCGGCTCAATCGTTGCAGGTGGTGCAATGATTGGAAAGTTCTTCGGAAGTGCTTTAATGGGCGGTGCGATTGGAGCAATTATCGGTGGTGTCGGAATGCTCTTTGCAGGTTTATGGGATGCTATTAAGAATGGTTTGGATTGGCTTAGCGGTGTCCTCATACCTGCCGGAACAACAATGATTGGTACGGGTATTGGTCTTCTCATCGGTTCTGCTGCCGGTCCGTGGGGTGCAGTTATCGGTTTGATTGTGGGACTGCTTGTTGATTTAGGTATCCTTATTTATCAAAATTGGGATGCAATTTGTTCTTGGTGCAGTACCGCATTGGCAGCCGTAGGACAGTTCTTCGTGAACCTGTGGCAAGGCGTTGTCGATGTATGGAATGTCTGTGCTGATTGGTTCAACGAGTATGTCATCCAACCCGTTGCAGGTTTCTTCACCGGCTTGTGGGAGGGAATTTCTTCGGCGGCATCAACCTGTTGGAACGCCATCGTGGAGTTCTTCTCTCCTGCGATTGATTGGTTCTCCGAATTATTCGGTAGCATCTTCCAAACTATCTCCGACATCTTCTACAACATAGGCGTTATCGCAAGTGGTTGTTGGGAGATTATCAAGGCAGTTTGGGGCATCGTTTCCGAATGGTTTAACGAACACATCATTACCCCTGTTGCTACATTCTTCTCGAATATGTGGAATGGTATTAAGACTTGGGCGATTGCCGCTTGGGATGGTATCAAGTCGGTGTTCTCCACTATCGGTAATTGGATAAACGAAAAGGTCATCCAACCCGTTGCAGGTTTCTTCTCGAACCTATGGAATGGATTCGTAGAGAAAGCGAAAAAGGCTTGGGAAGGAGTCAAGTCCGTTTTCAGTAAGGTTGCTACATTTTTCAGCGATACTTTCAAAAAGGCGTGGCAGGGCATCGTCAAGGTGTTCTCGATTGCCGGAGAGATATTCGTTGACATCAAGGATGGCATCGTTTCAGCATTTAAGTTCGTAGTGAACGGAATCATAAAGGGACTGAACAAGGTAATCTCTATCCCGTTTAACGGAATCAACTCTGCTTTGAAGTGGATAAAGGGTATCGAGATTGTTGGTATTAAGCCTTTCGATGGTTTGAAGACAATCAATGTACCGCAGATTCCTCTTCTCGCTGAGGGTGGTTTCCCGGCAACAGGACAGATGTTTATTGCACGAGAAGCCGGTCCCGAAATGGTTGGTACGATTGGAAACAAATCTGCCGTAGTAAACAATGAACAGATTATTGCAGGTATCTCCGAAGGTGTTGCGGATGCGAATAGCGAACAGA